CTTTTTGAACAGTTGTCATTCTCGGAAACAAAACACCTTTAAGAGTATCAGCAATATCCACTCTTGCACTTGCGTCTGCAGAAGTTTGGTTCATTGCTAAACTCACAGCATCAACTCCCTGCCCACCTATCACACAGGTATTAGCTGCGTCTACTACTGCTTTATATCCAATTGCTATACTCTTTGTTCGCTGTGTAGGTGAACCTAATCCAGATTGATAACCTAGAAAAATACAATAAGTTGAAGTTGTACATTTGTTAGCAACTAACCCAGCTGGATAATAACCAGATAAATAGCCAATCCCAATAGTTCCTGTCGGTGTAGTAGCGTCTCGCATAGCTTTATGACCTAAGCCTATAAAGCCAGTACCACTAGTTGCTGTATATCCAGCATTGAATCCAATAGCAACCCCATAACTTCCGACCCAATTAAACAATGCACTTGAACCTATACCAACATTTTGTCTGCTTCCTGTATTTAACCTAAGAGCAGACACACCAATTGCTATATTATCATAGCCAGATATATTAAATTGTTGAGAATATGCACCAAGTGCTACATTATTACTAGCCGTTGTTAAATTCTGTAAAGTATATGTACCAACAGCAGTATTACTAACACCGCTAGTTAGTTTATTCAGTGCATAACCGCCTAAAGCAAAGTTGGAATATCCACTTGGATTACTATTCCAGCCAAGAGATTGAAAACCTAATCCGAAATTATTGTTTCCCATGAACCCGAAATCAACACCATTTTTATATATTTTACCAGCTGTATAGTTGTCCCTATTCCTATAATCAGCAGTTCCTATCCCAGCGTCTGCTGTATTATCTGTATATGTTGTTGTTGTGTTATCAGCGATTGTATCTACTAAATAATAATTTGAAGTTGAAGCTCCAGCCTTACCCCTATATATTCTCCTGCCAACAATGTCTGAATCTGGTGAAACTGGAATATCAGAAAGTAATACCTGTCCAGATGTGGACTTGTCTACAACTGTAACTACAAGATAAACGCTACTTAGACCAGTCTCTCCATCAGAATTATAATAAGTAACCTTATATCTATGAACACCGTCATCAACATTACCAGCTGTTCCTGATAGCGCATACGCCATTGTATTTATTGCATTTGCTATTGGAACAAAATTAAAATAACCTTTAATATCTAATTCTTTACTTGGAGTATTCCCAGCTAGTAAATTGATACCTATTTTTTTATTGGCATAAATATCACCGTCTATAGCTAAATCATCACCACTAGTATGTGGAAATAAAGCAGTACCAGCCCTATCCCATAAATTCTCTACACTAACAGCGTCATCAACATATCCTTGCGTAACTAATTTATCGTTATCGGCAACGCCCGCTGTGATAGATGCTATTTGGGTCGTCGCACCTGCTATCCTAATATCTAACTTATCGTCAGTTGTCCATGCTATCTTGTTATCGGTATCTCTACCAATAGTTCTAGTTATAAGAGTATTCAAACCTAAATCCACATCGCCAGTAGCACCTGTATATGGAACAAGTACAGAAGTGTCTTGTACTATTTCTAGCTTGCCGTTTAATGGATTAAATTTAAACATATTATATTTGTGACCAACTTGATAAATAATTCTTAATACTATTAGTATAAATAAGAGTCACTGTTGATACAGTAACCCCGCTTAATGTAAAGGTAAAAACTTCAGTTATAGCGTCAGGATAAGTAACAGTACCACCATCATATTGTGGAACTATAAAACCACTCTCAATAGCATCTAATATGAGTTGTTGATTTTCAGTTGTTGCTGGGTTAATAGAATCCCTCAAGACATCTTTTACGCCTATTGGATCATTCCCAGATGTTCCTACTCTGGACATATTATAGTTTCTCTAATAGATATAACACATTTTTTAAATCAATTTTATCAGATTTCTTAGCTAGTTCAGAAGTAGATAAATTAGTAGCTGTTTCTTTTAATAAAGATGTAGCATAGTTTATACTAACACTTTTATCATCTAATGCCTTCTGATATTTCTCGTTAAAGTTTTTATCTTTCTTATTTTCTTCTATTTCTTTTTCAAGTTCACATTCTTTAGATTTGATTTCTACTAATACTATATCAAGTTTTTTATCAGCATCTTTCTTTTTTGAATCTATATCACTTAAAAAGATTTTCAACTCTTCACTAGACTTTGATTTTTCAATTTCTAATGTAACCAGTTCATCTTTTAATGCTTTGATTTTATCTACTACATCTGAATTAGAACTCTTAATTACTTCAAACTTTTCCTTACTTTCATATATTAGCTTTTCTAAACTAGAATTAAGCGTTACAGCCTCTTTGTTTTTTCCTTCTATATCAATTAATTCTTTATTCTTGGTAGAAATAGTAGCTTGTAATGCCTTCAATTCAACATTAATAGCATCTTTTTCTTCTAAAACACTAGAATTACTACCTGATAAGGTGGTATTTTCTGCTTTTAATTTAGAATTGCTATCAGTTAAAGACTTAAATTCTTGTTCTAAATCTTTTTTAACTTTTTTTGAATTGATAAGATCATCAAACAATGTACTAATTTCTTCCTTTACAGATTTAGCTCTACCTTCTTCTGATGTATTATCCGTTTTAAGAGTGCTAATCCTTTCAAGAAGTAATACTGTTTCATTATTAAGTGCTATAAGTTCTTTTTTAGCTACATCTAATTTATCAATAGCTAAACTAGCATCTTCAAACTTTGATTTCTCTAATAAATCAATATGCTCATTAATTATCGTTTGGATTTTTAACCAAACTTCTGGTTTATTACCATTATTTGTTTTTGCCATATTATTATTATTTATTAATATTCAAATATAATTTCGATCCCCTCGCCATTAACAGAGGAATCAAACCAAATCTGTTTTAGATTTTTAATCTGTATTGAAACATCTTGATTTGCTGTTAGTGTATAGTTAGAAAAATACCCAAAAGCTGTGTTCAATGCTCTAGCAGAAGTTTCACCAAGAGTAATTGTTCCTGTATTTGTACTCTTTGCTCTTATAGTACATTCAACACCTTCTGGGATTGTTATTCCTTTTTTACTTTCTACTACAACTTGATCACCAGCAATCTCTGTAGTTAGTCTACCAGAAAAGTTCAATGTTAATGTTCCAGCTGCAACCGTTAAAACCTCGTAAGTACCATCATTACTTGTAGAACCTGAAATAATCACAAAATCACCAGCTTTGAAACCATTTATAATGAAATTATCACCACTATCAGTAATTGTATCGTTAGTTGCGGCAGTTGGTGGTGTACCTGAATTATTATTAAATGCAATAGTTATAGTTATAAGATAAGGTGATAATTTTAATGGAGTACCAGATGAAGCTATAATTTTTTGAATTGTTTGTAATGAACCTAAGTTTGTATATCTCATATTTTTTTATTATTCGCCCTAGCCTCCCCCCAAGCGATGAGAAGCGTGACACGCTTGGCTTAGGGAGAGAGAAAGAACAATTTATATTAATTGTTTCATTGTATTAACTACTAGCCTACTACTGGTCCAGTTGATAGTCCACCTTGACCAATAACATACCAGTTACCATTAGTGAATAGTAAGTCTACAGAATCACCTACATCAGCAAATGTGATGTTTGTATAGCCACCACCACTTGTAGGAGTAAGTGTTCCATCACCTGCATCAGTTATCATTACTACAGTTAATCTTTGACCTTCTACACCATCACCCATTGTCCAAGCACCACCACCTGTACTATTAACTTCTGCAATAGCGTGAGTTACTGGAACGGCTCCATTACCAGCTAAGGTTGAAGTTCCAGATAGCACTACGAAACCAGATGTAACTGTAAGACCAGCGACAGCGGAATCACCTGCAATAACAGTTGCTCCGCTTGCTCCGACTGAAAAGTCATCAGCTGCACCATCGTGACATTCAATATAGAAACCAGATGTAAGAGTAGCAGCAGTAGTATTAATTTTCAAAGCTGTACCAGTTGTAAGTCCATCTGCACCCACATCTACTACAACACCTGTAGTTGCTGCTGGTGCTAATATTCCTAATACACCGTCTGTTCCTGTATAAACACCATAGGCTCCAATTTTAGCACCATAGCCGTCTGTTGCTGCTCCCATAGAAATGTCAAGAACACCACCACCAGTGACCATATTAACACCACCACCTGTAAGCTGAGCTACGAAACCATTAGTTAATCCAGTACCAGAAACTCGTAAAAGTCCTGTACAAGTTGTAGCAGCATTACCAACCAGACTTAATAGTTCACCAGTTGTAGTAATTACACCTGCTGATGTGATTAAAGCTCCTGTACCAGTTGTCAAAGCAGCCATATCGACTGTAAGACCAATTGCTGTAGTAGTAGCACCTGCCATTTCAACAGAGATACCCTTAGCAGCTCCAGTTGTTACACTAGCAATAGTTACTGAAAGTCCAGTTGGTGTACTTGTAGCGTCACCAGCTGAAACCAACTCTAATATTTCACCATCATGTGTAACAGCGTTAGCATTAAGTTTAACTAAGGCACCAGTTGTGATTGATGTAGAACTAAAGTCTACCAAATCAGCTGTTGTAATAGTGTTGTTTACAAGTACTAAAGAATTAGCGTTTGCATCATCAGTAACAGATAAGTTTCCTGCTGAGACTAGTAGGTTACCATTAGTCATTGTTACATCACCAAGCGTGACAGTTATGTCACCCTTAGTAAGTGTCAAAGCATCAGTTCCACTCGCATTACCTGCGATGATTGTAGCACCATACAAACCTACTGAAAAATCTGAAGCTGCACCATCAAAACAGTCAATATACAGCCCAGTGAAAGTATCTGCGGTAGTATCAAGATGAAGTACAGTACCAGATGTTACAGCATCTGCATTTACATCTATTACAATGCCAGTTGTTACACCCTCTGCGGAGACTGTTACTGCTGTTTCGTTAGCAGTATTAGTAATTACTGCACTACCTTCTGTAATAGTTATATCACCTGATGCTACTGTAATGTCTCCAGCTGAAACTGTGATAGCATCTGTACCAGTAGCAACACCAGTAATAACTGTTGCACCATATTCACCAATAGTGAATGCAGCAGTAGCTAAATCCTGATTAAAACATCTCAAGAAGAATCCACCAGCCATGTTAGTTTCGTCAGCAGTCAAATGCAATAAAGTACCAGTTGTCAGACTTTCTGAACGAATTACTACCATTCCAGCATCAGCAGCATTTCCGTAAGTTGTAATAGTATCATTAGTAATTCTAAGTGAAGAAGCAATGTTTGAATTATCAATCAAATCAACAATTCCATCTGAACAAACAATACCAGTAGCAACTGTTAAAGTTGAACTACAAGTTACTGCACTAGCTAAAGTTACAGCTCCTGTTCCAGTACCAATATCAATAGCACCAGTTGAAGTTGCTCCAATTGAAATTGTACCTGCTGCTGTGGCCTCAAGTGTTAAACTTGCGGCAGCAGTCAATGCATCACACCCTGTAATTGCTGTGAATACAGCTGCACCTGCTTTACTAACTGACCAAGTATCAGATGTACCAGCAATATCTGCACCAGTACCACTATTGGTAATGTGAATCAAATCACCAGTACCAGCTCCTGATGTCATTGTTAGCCCATCATTCGTTGCGTGAGCTAAGTTAAATGTCAAAGTTGTTGAATTAATTGACAGTGTCTTATCATCGTTATAAATACTTTCCCAACTAGGTGTTGTTCCTGCACCTCCACCTGTCAATGATACAACAGCACTACCGTTATCGTATTTTAATACTCCACCATCTACATATAGATAGTAATATCCCGTTACAGTCGTTGGAGCTGTATGTACATCATCAAACTCCAATATTGCGTCATGTATAGCATCCTTAGCTTTTAGATAAATACCAGGAATACCAGACACTTGTTTTCCATTTCTTAAAGGCATAATATTTCACTCAAGCTCTCCCCGTGAGAAATCCCTTAAAGGTAAAACTCACGAGGCAATTTGAGTAGTTATTTTTTATTTAGCTGATTCAATCACTACAATTAAATCTGCCCTTGTAGCTTCATCAGAAACTACCATCCCCATTTTTTTAACTTTAGCAATTAGCTCATCTTTTTTCATGTGCTTTAATGGTTTCTCACCAGTCTCCTGTTCTACCGCAACAACATCTTCTTCTTCCTTGATCTCAGCTTCTCTTGTTAGACAACCTGCTCTTACCATATCAGGAGCAATCCCAAGCACATAAATAGCATGTGCCTCTTCTGAACTCCAAGGAATACCAATTGCTTTAACTCTATCTTTAGATAATAATTTAGACCAATTACATCCCATATAATTATAATGTTATGAATTAAGCCTAAGCTGCTGTAGCATTAGATCCCATGATATAAGGATTGAAACCACGACCAAGTGCATAATAGAAATCAATTGAATAGTCCCAATTCTTATTCTTATATACTTGTTCAGGTGCATCTAGCGATGGTCGTTCTGCGAATAACGCTCTTAGAGATTCACCAACCTTTTTACTGTCATACATGAACCAATAAGAAGATGTATCATCACCAGCACTATTAACTGCTAGTTTTTCCCAAACCATTATTTTAACTTTACCCTTTAATGGATTAATATCATTTTCAAAACCACCTGAGATTTGTGTAGATTCAAGGATTCGTCTCGTTTCATCTTCTAAATCTGGTGATACTAGAATTGTATCAAGATTGATTCGTCTATAAACTTTTGACGGATCTCGATACTTTCTTGCTGCCACTCTTGCAGCGTCAATTGCTTCTCTACTGATAGCAGGATTAACTGTGCCGTAAGTAATAATATTACTGAATGTTTCAGAGTTAATGTTATTACTATGATCAGCATAGAAAAAAGCATTTCCATCGTAACCTGTAGCAGCTACACTCTCACCATAAGGATCTACATAATTTGATGCTGAAAAACCGTTTAGTAATACATCTGAAAAAGCTTGATCAATCTGATCAAATGCTCCGTCTGTAATACTTCTAACTAATCCTTCGATTTGATTGTGTAACTCAAATTTACGCATCTTCTTTGTTACTGGTACTAACGCACCAAAGTAATCTTGGGTCCATGTAACAGAATCGCCCTCGACAAGTGTCTTGTTTGGTAGATCTGATCCCTCAGCTACCTTATCGACACCACCTAGACCATGTAAAATTAGATGATCGTAAGTAAGTCGGTTTGTATCCTGTACATTAAACAATTGAAATCCAACAAGTTCAGAGATAGAATTTTTCGCCTGTTCGTTGAAAATATCCTGTAGGTCATCTGTCAATGCTGGAAAATCTGTTGATAATATTGCCATATCTTAAATTTTATTAATTAATTATCTTTAAGCATTTGGCGCTCCAGGTACGAAGTGTCCAATTACTTGTTTTCCAGTTCCTGCAATTCCAACACCACGCTCGATGTAGAATAATTGATCAGTTACTGCATCTGGATTAAGTGTAGCAGCAGAAGCAAGGTCAACCTGAGTCAATACATCAGTTTGAGACCATGCAGCGTCACAATCAGCTAAGAATGTAACACCATCTGTTCTTACACATAAAACCTTTTCGCCTGAAGCAGTTGTTAGCTTGCTTTCCATAACAACCCAAAAAATATCGACATTACCACCAGCTGAAGCATTAGTTAAAAGTCCATTACCATCATCAACGACAGCATTTCCTTTAACGAATGTAATAGCATCAGCAGCAGCAACCTCTTTGTATTTTCCTGAATCGCCATCAATAGGTACAAAAGCCATATTAGTTTTTTCTTATTAATTAGTACCAAGTATCTACACCGCTTGTCCCCTTTAAAATACTACGACCTGTCTTCTTTTCAGCTTTAGCTGTTGAAGATGTCTTAGATTTTGTAGTAGACAAATCAGTTGCTTTACTTGATTTAGTTTCCTTGATACCTCTATCTTCTTTCCACATCTTAGTAGCTAGTTTAAGGCCACGCACAACGGATTCATAAGAGGTCTTATCTAGATTTCTAGGTAAATAACCTATAATCTCCTGATATTGTGATTCAGTTACAAGTTCTGGTATATAGTCTTTATGTCCTGAAGTAATTGTATTAATTAACGCCTGTTTCTCTGTTTTCTTTGCTAAAACAGCTTCAACAGCAGCTTCATTAACATCTACCTTCTCAGCTTTAGCCTTAGGTTCTTCAATTGATCTGTTCTTGCCCTTAGCAGCTAACATACCCTTCTTATAATTGTCTCGATCAGTCTCAGCTGATTCCAGCTTTAACCTTAGTTCTTCAATTGATTCTTCATCCTCTGAATCATCATCTGATTCATCAGATTCGTTTATAGAGGTTTCTTCCTCGTTATCAATTTCGTTTTTTTTCTCTTGACCAGCTAGAGTAGAGGTTTCTTCCTCATTGTTTAAAGTCTCTTCTTCTGCGTTTTCAGCTGAAGATTCTAATGTTCTTTTTAATGTCATAATTTTAATCCGATTATTTTTTAACTCGATTGCGGACTTCGAGCATTTATTAAACAAAAAGAGTCGTCTGATTGACGACCCATTTGCTGGTCACTAATATATGGTCACGGGGAGTAGCCAGATATTAGCGAGTCAGCTGACGAATCGCCAATAAAATCCCCGTTTATTGTATTTTATTTATCTTGTTTATTTACCCTCTCACTCTCCACCTTCTTTCTAGCATCAGTAGATACCTGGTTAAGCTGCTGCAGTTCTGCCATTCTACCTACACTTATCCAATAATCCTCCTGTTTGAGTCCTAAACTCATACTATTAAGTATATTCTTCTTCCTAATAGAGTAATAACCTTTATAACCACTATCCTTAATCGATAGACTAATAAGCCATTCCTGTATAACACTATACTTCACCTGGCTATATGTACTATCACCTAGTAACCTAAGTAATATTTTTGTTATTAGTATTCTCATAGTTTTAACTTAATGCTCCTAATGACCCCATTCCAGCTGTATCTGGTACTGGCTGTCCTTCTGTTGGCTGTCCTTCTGTTGGTTGTCCTGTAGCTAATCCACCACCTAATAGCTGATCAATACCTTGACCTTGTCCGCCTTGAAAACGCTCTGGATCGTCCCCATAGGCTTCAGCGTACATCTTAAAGAACTCGTTTTGGTTCTCCATTAACTTTTGAGGAAAATATGTAGCATAACCTACCATTTTTTCTTCCATCATCGCTAGCTTCAATGCTCGCGACTTCTGGAACACACCTTCTGGCTCTACCTTAAATAAATATTCGTAATCATCTAAATAATCTGTTGTTATCTGTAATATCTCGGTCTCCTCACCTGACATTCTAGCTTCTTCCTCTCTTGTGTCTAATGCAAAAGGTCTATCCAATTTAGTTTGATCACCTACTATCTCAATCTGCTTCGAACCTATCTTACCATTTGATAGCTCTACATTAGCTATTCTATAGCTCTTGAATATAGACTCTACCACCTCACCATCTTCACCTACAATAGACTCTATCTTTAGGATACTATAATTCATTAATACATTCACACCCCTTAATCTATACTTCTGCAACCACAAATCAGTTATCATAATGAAGAATAACCCTTTAAGCTCTTCAGCACGCTCATTTGCGATTACTATCTCTCTTGCAGTTGAACCACTACCACTTGCTCCACTTTGTACCTGATCAGTTGAATCACTCTCCATACCCTGCTTAATAAGCTTCAACATACTAATATCGCCTTGACTAATACCATTTACTGGCATTGGCGTTACCTGCGTTATATCCTGGACATATATCTTAGTATCACTATCTACATATTCATCTTCTAAATCAAAGTCGTCTTTATTCACCATACCAATAAGCATTGGCGTTGTTACTGACCTATATGATTGATCTGTCATCGAATTAATCAGTGCATTCTCTACATCTTGCTCACCCATTAAAACATTAGGTAATGAATTACCCCAAAAGAAACTAGCATTAGCAAACGGCTCGAATACTGTCTTACTGAACGGATATACCTTTTTCTTCTTACCCCATAATAATGGTGCATTTAATAGCTCAACACCATTAATAATAATCCTGTAAATATCGCCATCCATACCATATTTACGGTAATATCTTACTACCTCATATTTATTGTCCTTTGTACGACTACCCCAATCGTTCTTAAAGAATAACTGTTGCTCTTCCTCACCTACTAACTGACCACCCTTATTGACATATTTGAAGTTCTTGAACTTACCAAACTCTAACTCTACCTTATCCTTATCCATATATTCCACCCAAGCAACTGCTGGCTGGTCTTGTACATCTCTAATATTAGCGTCATATATAAGAAAACTCTCTAATGGTATATCTATCTCAATACAATCATCTTCAATCACTCCTTCAGATTCCTTTACCATTAGCTCACCTGTCTCATAATCATAACTCTGAACTACCTTAATCTTATCAGTTATCTTGTAATGACTATCATACTTAACCACTGTCCCATTAATGGCACAGTTCCAACTATCGTAATACATCTCAAGCTGTGGATTGTTGTCTCCTCTAGCGAAACTAGCGTCTATTATAGTCTCCATCACCTCAGCTCTTAATACTGATGTCTTATTCTTCTCGTTTATAGCTGTTACTGCTACATCGGGTGCGTTCTTAGCTATACCAGCTAATAATGCCTTTACCTTATTACGAGTTGTTTTAGAAAAAAAGTTAGATTGCCATTCTTGCTTGCCCTGACTCTCCTTACTAGGAATATAAGAATTAGCTCGCTTCTGATTATCATTTAGAAACTGCTTTAATATCCTATCATTGAATTCGGTATAAGATTCTTTACTAACCTCAACCATATCTTTAACTTCGTTATAGACATATCTTATACGCTCAATTGTCTCCTTGTCTGGATTATAATCCTTTCTTACTTTAGTATCTGCCATATTATAATCCCCGTGTTTAGTTTTGATATACTCAGGCGCCGCACCAAACTTAGTAGGTCTATCTATTTTGGCAATTTTAAGTTCGTCAACACCTCAAGTTATCACCTGATTTGGTGCTATTACGCCCAAGAATACCAATACGCACAATCACCAATCTCTTTCTTGACTGGCTTTGACCTTGAATGTTCTTCTATTATCTTCAATGCTGTGCGTGTCTTATATTTGTTTATATCTAGATCATAATTCTGCCATAAACCCCAATAGGATAGATTACCCTCCTGTCTAGCTAGTTTAATTGCTTGTCTATATTTCATACTGCTTTTAATGAATAACCTGAATTACCCGTATTCTTCTTCCTTCTGACTTTAAGACCGTCACCATATCTAGGAAATTCCTGCCTAAAGCCTACCGCAAAATATCTAAACGCATCTGATGCATGACTCGACCAATCGTGATATGGACTTAACATAAATTCACCACGCTTATCGTTCCATTCCTTATGATAATGTGCTAAAGCATCTAATCCTACAGCACACTTATCTTTATCAAACCAACATCTATTAAATATTGTTCTAACTGCATGAATACCGTCATCTATGCTTAGCTTAGGAACTACAAGGAAAATAATACCTAATAACCTTGCTGTCTCTAACCTACTCTTACCACTTCCTAACTCTTTAACTTCAATATCAAATGGTGCGTTATGTCTCCTATAAATATATCCCTTATCCTGTAATACCTTAGCATAATGCTCTAAACCCTCACCACTCATCTCATAATAGTCTATCATCCTTAGTTCTTTCCTTATTACCTGTGTAAACCATATAGCGGTACTATCACCAACACCTAAATCCCACCAAGTATCTACTGGTAAACCCATCTCATACGGCACATTAGTTATTCTATTCTCTTCTCGTGCTTTCTGTATCTGTCTACTATAATATGCTCCTTTAATGGCTGCTTCAAAACTACAATGCCACTCTTGCTGAAACTCATCCTCTGACATAATGCTCCTAGCATCCTTCAACTCTTCCTCGTCTATAATGCCTGTATCGTCTACTGTAAGCTTCATACCTAACCAATTATCCTCGGTAAGTGCATGTTCATACAATCTATAAAAGTCATTCTTACCCTTTGGTGTACCAATCCATATAGCATAACCTTTATTGTCTGCTAATGCTGGTCTAATAATCTCACTAAATATATTACTTGGTTGTTGTGAATATTCGTCGAAAATAACTCCCCATAATGCTAAACCACGCAATGCATCTGGATTATCTGCACCATACAATCTTATTCTAGCACCATTCTTGAAGTCTGCCCTTAACTCACTCTCGTTGAAAACTACATTATCTATCTGCCTACAGTTAGTCTTCACCATCTCCCAAGCGACATCTTTACTTTGTCTATATGTAGGTGAAATATATGCGAATCTACCATTTGGCGTTGTTAGACAATCTCTTATCAAATGATTTATGCAAGCATAAGTCTTGCCACTTCTTCTATGAGCAACTACAACCTTCCATCTCTCTTTTCCGTCATGTAACGGCTTACTCCACTTCCTTGGTTTGTATATCACTACTTTCTCCATAGTTGTCCCATAAATAATGTTTTAATTCTCCCTCTACCTTTACATCTAATGATTGTGGTGCTTTGCCAAATACCCTATCTATTAAACTATCCAATGCTCTATTGTCTGGTTTTTGAGTTGTTATAAAATAGTATTCAGCATTGCCTTCTAAATCACCGCCTACATCCATTCTACCAGCTAAGTAATCTGCTATTGTTCCTGGGTTGGTTACTATCTCTGGTTTCTTTCGTTCCTCTTTCCATTTATTGTCCTTGTCTTTGTATCTAACTGTCTTAATAACAAACAAGAACTGACAACCCTTAGCTAAATTCATTTGACTATTAATTAATCCGTCCATTGAATTTAACACTCTTTGTCTAAACTCTTGTCTTACAACCTCCTCTTCTCTAGTCTTTTTATTCATACCACCTAGTTTTCTTCCAGCTCCAGGTCTAACACCTCCGTTCTTTCCCCTACCATCTGATTTCTTTTTCGGTTTATCTATTTTAATATCAACAATATTTCCCTCTACTGTTTTTTTATAATTAATATCGCCATCTGTTATTGATAATACATTGTCTTGCTTCTTTTCCTCCATATACTATCTACTAGCTAAATTAGTTCTTAAATATTTACTATCTAGTACATCTTTTAAACATTTCTCGCATAACTCGCCAACATAAACAATATTGTCACCATCTATTGCTGCATCTATATCGTTCTTCTCTATTACTTTATTACATTTATAACAATTTGACATATTCTAAAATTAATCTCTTCCAAAGCCACTAATGGTACAACACTACAGAGTAGTATAGAGATTACCTTTTCCCAGCGAATACTTGTTCGCTACACCCTATCTTATTTTTTGTATAAAAAAAACCACCAAATTCCCTCCTGTTTGAACCTAAACTGGTCTTAAACATAATGTGGTAGTTATTTCTTTTATATATTATATCATAAATAAACGTACTTGTAAACATCTATCTAAGTGCATAACTTTTAAAGCTAAAGGAACACATTTTATTGTGTCCCCTTAACTAACTCTATAGCTATTTCATCTGCCATACCATAGTAATAGTTCAAATCACCATCACTAGCCATAACATCTCCAATATTGAAATAACTTGCCTCCTCAATATTATACAAATATAGAAAGCTTTTTCGTCTACTTATCTTATTCATATAATATTTTAATCTTCTATTTAGAGTTTTTCTGGCGCTTTTGGGAGTGATTCTCTTTCTGTTGTTACAACTTTAATACCAATACTTTCATAATACTTCTTGATAGTAATTCCTTTACCTTTTAACGCCTTAAATGCTTTTTCAGCTTCTTCTTCTTTTTGTAGATCACATTCCTTTAGTAAATTATCTAGCTCAACAATAACCTTACTAACTGTTACTGGCATGTTCTCAATCTTAAAGCTATCCTGTAAAAACTTAAATAAGTCATTGCCCATCTCTGCAATATCAGTAGTGCCAAATATAAGTTTTCGTTTAAGCTTCTCAATGCTACGCATATCCTCAATTGAATTAACACACTTAACATCTCGCCGTCCTTCCTTTTCTTTATTCTTCTCTGAAGTGATAATATTCCATAAATTATCCACTACAGCTTCACGCAATAGTTTATCACCAGATTCCTTGTCCGTTTTAAGCTCATTATCTTTACTGACATCAAAGATAGGAGCAATTAATCCTAAATACTTCATAAGTACTTTGTTATTTATTTTTTAGTTTACATTGTCTTAGTTCGTTGTTTATATTCACCCCAATCCATTACACCCTCACCTCGTGGGGCTTCTGCGAAATTCATTATCTCGTACTCTTTATTCTTATAAGTGAAGCAAAGACTAACAGTCACTCCTCTCTTCTTTAATTGAAGCTGAGTACCTTCTCTTAACTTTTCTAGCATATCCCAACCGTTTGGTGAATAAAGACTAA